AGTTGCAGGAGCGAGGTACGGAACTGTTCAGGGCGCTTTGCATTCACCTCAATGATGCCGGCGTGCTGTGGCAGGTAGATGCAATGCTGCTCAGCATGTACTGCAAGAATTGGGAGCTACTGCAGGAAGCTAGCGATAGCATCAGCCGTATCGATGACCTCGTGCAGGAATTCGATAATGGAGTGATTCAGGTAAGCCCAGCCCTTACCGTTTTTGAGAAGCTCAGTAAGACCGTAATGAGCATAGGGGGAAAGCTTGGGCTTTCTCCAGCAGACCGTGAAAAGCTCGCCAGCTTTGCCAGGATAGAGAAAGAAGAAGACGATCCGTATGAGGCACTAAAGCAGCGCCAAGCATGACGGAACCTCTAAAGCACGGCAGCCTGTTTTCAGGCATCGGAGGATTTGAGCTTGCCGCTGAGGCAATGGGCTGGCAGAATGTTTTCAGTGTCGAATACGATGAATTCTGCTCCAAAATCCTTGAGCACCATTTCCCACTAACCAAGCATTACAATGACATCAAGCAATTTAACGCCAAGCCCTACAGAGGTAGCATCGACATTATCACCGGCGGATTTCCTTGCCAGCCTTTCTCAAGTGCTGGAAAAAGAGGAGGGGTATCCGACAATCGATATCTCTGGCCGGAAATGCTTAGGGTTATTCGAGAAGTTCGCCCCCGCTTCGTCGTGGCAGAGAATGTTCGTGGCCTCGTTAATTGGTCAGAAGGGATGGTATTCGAAACGGTGCTCACTGATTTGGAAAGTGAAGGCTTCGAAGTGTTCCCGGTCATACTTCCAGCTGCAGGTGTCAATGCCCCGCACAGGCGCGATCGCATCTGGTTTATTGCCTACCGTAACAACGCACCAACAAAACACCACATTCCAACAGGGCGGGACGTGTCTGCAAGCACACTTCAACAATCTGCTACCGACACCAAGAACAGCGGATATAGAGGGGGGAGCGGTGAAGAACGTCAAGAACGACGGAAGGGGCTACTACAGAGAAAATGCGAAGGGAGTACGTTGGGGCGTGAAATTGAGGGATGTAGCAGAATCTGGAATGCTCCCGACACCGACGGCGAGCTCTTGGAACACAGGGACGGAAAAAGAGAGACCGGAGAACGAACCGAGCAGGCGAAGCGAATTGAACCATTTGATGGCTCAAGAAGCTGGGAAACCTTCCCAACTGAACCCCCACTTTGTGGAGGAGATGATGGGCTTTCCAAAGAACTGGACGGCATCACCTTTCCTAAGTGGAGAAAGCAATCAATCAAAGCCTACGGAAACGCCATAGTTCCGCAGGTTGCCTTACAAATTTTTAAGGCGATTCAGCAGAACTTGTGACCATTTCTGAGGAATACATACAAAGCCTTCTGAGCGGTGCAACCCGCAGCAATCATTGGATTCGTGCTGCCTGTGAGAGGCACCTTGCCGATTTATCTGGGGGGGAGAAAAGGGGCATCTACTTTGATCAGGAAGAAGGCGAGCGGTACGTGGCATTCTTTGAGAGGTTCCTGCACCACAGCAAGGGCAAATGGGCGGGCGAGCCTTTCAAGCTTTTGCCTTGGCAGCAGTTCATGATAAGCAGCCTTTTCGGTTGGAAGCGGTCCGACGGTACGCGCCGGTTCCGTACGCTGTTTTGTGCGGTAGGAAGAAAGAATGGAAAAAGCGCTCTTTGCTCAGGGTTGGGGCTAGCCATGCTTGACTTCGATGGAGAGCCAGGAGCAGAGGTCTACTGGGCAGCGACTAAGCGTGACCAGGCCCGCATCTGCCATACTGAGGCAGAACGCATGGTAAAGGCTTCACCTCATCTTAAGAAGCGCATAGGCATCCACCGCAATAATCTCCACGTGAAGGCAACGGGAAGCAAGGCGGAGCCGCTCAGTTCAGATGCAAAAACGCTGGACGGATTGAGCCCGCATCTTAGCGTGATTGATGAATTCCACTCGCACCCCAACGCTGATATTTTCCATGTACTCAAGTCTGCTACGGGTGCACGATCGCAGCCACTGATAACCATTATCACTACTGCCGGCTTCAATACGGATGGCCCGTGCTACCAACTGCAGAAGACGTGCGAAGACGTGCTGAATGGTATTAAAGAAGATGATTCCCTTCTGCCGCTCATCTACTGCCTCGATGAGGAAGATGATTGGAGCGATTCTGAAAACTGGGTAAAGGCCAACCCCTCGCTAGGAGAAACCATAGCAATGGACTACCTGCAGGAGCAATACACACAGGCCAAAAACTACGGAAGCAGCGAAGAGGCCAACTTCAAAACGAAGCACTTAAATCAATGGGTTTCTAGCAGTGATGTGTGGATCAAGGATGCTGATTGGATTGCCTGCGGCTCTGATAAGCTAGAGGTAGATGAGAAGGAGCTAACCTGGTACGGCGGATTGGATTTGGCTTCCGTTTCAGACTTCTGCTGCTTGGCCTTGGTTGCTGAACTGCCTGATGGCCGGCTCATAGCCCGCAGGTTTTACTGGTTGCCTGAATCTGCTTGGGAGCGCAGAATGGACCGCGAAGAAAGCAGCGTGCATATGAACATGCTAGAGCTTCCGTACTTCTACCTAACGCCTGGAAATGTGGCTGATTACGCTCACCTGCGGCGGACCATCTCAGGGTACTATGTGAAGGAAGGCGTAGTGCGGCACGATGAGGCCTGCCTTATGGATACTTACAACATCGCTAGCATCAGCTACGATCGCTGGAATGCCTCTACGCTCGTGAGCCAGCTTACAGGCGATGGCGTGATGATGGTCCCAATCGGCATGGGTTATGCAAGCCAATCGGCTCCCTTGAGAGAACTGGAACGCCTCGTACTGGAGAAGCAGCTAGTTCATGAAGGTGACCCCGTTCTGCGATGGATGGTATCCAATGTTCTGATCGAGCGAGATGCGGCCGGGAACACAAAGCTAAATAAGGCCAAGAGCTCCGATAAGATTGATGGCGTTATGGCCCTGAATTGCGCTGTGGCAGAGATGATGACCCGCACGGCATCCGATGATGACCAAATTCCCGAAGACTACATAATCCGTACGCTATGAGCTTCGATGCCGATGATCCTAACGTAAAGATGATGCGAAAGCTTTCTACCCGTGAAGGCTTTATTGATGAGGTTTACCATCGTTTGCCAGCGCACCGGAATATGATTGATGCCTATTGGAGCGTTGAATATGACCACATCTCCTTTTTCAATCGCCAGCGGTACAGCGGGCACGAAAGCTTCAAGACAGTGCTAAGCAAAGCAAGAAAGAAACACCTTAAAAAATTGAATGATGAATAGCTTCAAAACCAAAAGCAACGAGGAGCTGGTAGCAGCTTACAAGCGTGAACTGGGAAATACAGGATGGGTCAGCCGCCGTGCAGATTACTTGCATGAACTGCGCACGGAAATGCAAAGCAGAATGGACTGCAGTATGATCATCAATGAAACAGGCGGATTCTACCTAGCGCCTGCAAATGTTTGGCTAGAAGGTATAAAGGTCCAACGCGTACCTTTAGCGTGATGCAAAAAGTAATCTGGTTTTCAAAAGATGTAAAGGTCGTGCCAATCCTATCATCTTTAAGCACTCATCCCGATGGTGGCCACACGATACAATTCAAGGTTGAGGGTAATTTGACAGCAAGAAGCAATTCGCCGCAAATCGAGGGCTTGACCGATGAACAGTTGCGAAAAGCAGTTGCTGATGGTGAAATTAAATTGGTCATTGTTCCAGGCCAGCGCAGTGAATTGCGATCTAACGTGCCCGGTTTTGTGGATGATTGGTGCAAGGAGGGTTAAACAACCGACCTACTAGCCACTTAAGGCTAGAAAGCAGAAGCGCAAGAAATGAGGGCATAGGCTCTCATTTTTTTTTGCCTCTGAAACCATAGTGTTTGCTGGCATCTCAGAAAAAAACGTGAAAAATATGCTATATGTTTCATGAAAAACCTTGTGTGAATGAAATATGTGCTATATATTTGTCTCATACAACGAAACAAAAACAGCAAATTTTTCAATCATGAACAACACTAACAGCAACCCCAACAGCGCAAAAGGTTACAAGCTCTTCAACCGTCACGAGGTATTCACACGCAGCACGCACGATACAGTTTGGAGCATCCGAGGTGAAGTCGAAATAACGGAATACAAAAACACAGGAGAATTCCACGGGGATGTTTTAAACAAAATCATGGGCCTCTTCGATGGCTACCTCTACGATGGCTTGCTTGAGGAGGTAGCAGGAATCGGATGCAGTTCCGAAGTGTGCTCTGAGCTTAACCAAGTGATCAAGTTTATTGAGAGCCACATCGAGCTGAACGGTGAAACTGAAACACCAATCTTTTAATCGAATGATTCGGACGAGGGCAGGGCTTAGGCCCTCCCTTTTTTTATAACCGTTACTACCTTTGATGAATGCAAATGCGAGTATTAATCCTGATTGACAAAAGCATCGAGCCCAACTTGATTGAAGTTTACAGCAGTGCGAAGGTGCTGCTGGAGACAAGGGCCGATTTAGGGATTGCTTACGGAACCCTGATGAATAACCTAAGCCGGGCAGATAAGCCCTACATAAAGGGTCATATCGAGATTCATAGATCGACCATACAAAGAGCAAAGAAGGGAGCCTAGAGGGGCTCCTTTTTTGTTGCCAAGGTTTACCAAGGAAGCGATAGCCCGTAGGGACTTTCGCAGCCATGAGTATCCTTAGCCGTATCCTGCGCCTCGGTTCCAAAGGCGATGCCTCAGCCAACGAAGTTCGAAGCCAGTACTATGCGCCTTCTAGGTTTGCTGCGCATATAGGCCTTGGCACAAAAGCCGGCGTTGGGGTTACTGAGGAAGGCGCTCTAGCTCTTAGCGCTGTCTACAGCTGCGTTCGGCTCATTGCTAGCAGCTTGGCTTCAATTGATTTGCACTTGCACCGGGTAGAAGGTGCCGAACGGCAGATTGCCTCCGATCACCCTGTGTACCAAATCGTAAACAGCATGCCCGCTGAAGGCATGACGGCTTACGACTTCTTTGAGCATATCATCAGCGATGCGCTACTTCACGGCCAAGGCTATGCCCTTATCGAACGCGGCGAGGTTACGGGAAGGCCTGTGCAACTGCACCTGCTCACAGCAGATAAGATGCGGAAGCATAACCACGAAGGGCAAACCGTCTACACGCACGCTGATATACCTCAGCACGTCTTTCCAGATGACCTCCTAATCATTCGTTGCTTCCGGGGCATTTCACCCATACGCCAGCACATGGAAGGTATTGGCCTTGCTATGGCCGCACAGGAATTTGCTTCGCGTTACTACGGTACCGGTGGAAATGTTGGAGGCGTACTAAGCACCGATCGCGCACTTACCAACGAGCAGTATGAACGCCTGCGCCAATCCTGGCAGAACACCCACGGCGGGCTGCGTAATGCTCACGAGGTAGCCATCCTTGAACATGGCCTGAAGTACGAGCCTATGACCATGAACATGGCTGAGAGCGAGTACATCAAAGTGCGCGTGCATGGTGCTCAAGAAGTTGCTAGAATCTTCCAAGTGCCTAGTAGCATGATTGGCTTGGAAGCTAACGTGAGCTACAACGGTGCAGAGCATCAGGATTTGCAGTATGTAAAGCATACGCTACTGCCTTGGTGTCGCCGCATTGAAGATGAAATCGCTATTAAGCTTTTGCGCGAAGGCGAGCGAGGGCAGATAGTGCCACGCTTCGACCTAAACAGCATGCTGCGTGCAGATACTACTAGCCGATCGGAGTTCTACCAAAAGGCCTTGCAATCGGGCTGGATGAGCATCAACGAGGTACGCGCCAAGGAGGATATGAATCCCATTGGACCGGAGGGCGATTTGCACCTGGTACAGGTAAACCAGCTGCCATTGAACACTATCGAAGGCTACGGTGCTAGCCTGAGCAAAACAGAGGCAGAGGCATGACGGATTTCCCAACCCAAGGAGAAGATAAGAAGGTGAGCCTGCGCAATAGCAACTGGCCGCAATTCGATGCTGCCTTTGCCGCCAATATCAAAGATGATCAACCGGAGATATGGGGAGCAGGGGGAAACATCCGTGGCAACGAAGCCTACCAGCTTTGGCAGAGCGCACGAGAAGGTTCCGAAACGGAAGGCGTGCTGGACTGGATTAAGGAGCGTGAAGCTTGGGCAGCGCGGCACAGAGGCGATGGCTCACAGTTCCCAGAAGATTCTGCTACGCTCTCCAATATCGCTGGAGTAGTGGCAGCGATGAAGTGGGGCGTAATACTAGATATCGGTGAAGGCACGATGAAGGAGGCCGTCAACGAACTGATTCAAAAACAAGAAAGAAATATGAGCGACGAAACTATAGAACAGCAAGAGCCAAAGGAGGAGCGCAAAGTAGAACGGCGCTTCCTCACAATGAACGTGGAAAGCAGAGATGCTGAAGAGGGCGATGGCCGCACGGTAGAAGGCTATGCAGCCGTATTCGATACTGATGCAGACCTAGGCTCATTTACTGAGCGCATCGAGCGTACAGCATTTGATGCTGCCCTAAATGATTCCAACCTGGACGTGGCAGCGCTTTTCAATCATGACCAAAACCAAATCCTTGCACGCAACCGAGGCGGGGAAGGGAACCTCAAGCTTTGGACCGATGAAAAAGGTTTGAAGTACCGGTTTCAGCTGGGCGATCAGAGCTACGCCCAAGACTTGGCAATCAACTTACGTATGGGCCTAGTCAACCAAAGCAGCTTTGCGTTCTCAATCAAAGAGGACGAATGGAGCACACGAGATGGGAGAGATCATCGAGTGATTAAGGATGTGAGGCTTCACGATATATCACCAGTGGTATTTGCTGCCTACGGGGAGGCTACCGCTGCCAGCATACGATCCCAAGAAAACAACGAAGAAACAACACCCCAGCCTGCTGCTACTCGACGGGACCGAGCTAAGAAGCAGTTGGCTATCTACAATTTGACAAAATGAAAAACAGTTTGAAACTGAAGGAGCAGCGTGCCGCATTGGTAGAAGAGCTCCAAGCTACAGTGGACCTGGCAACCACTGAAGAGCGCGACTTCAACGAGGAGGAGGAGACCCGCCAAGCGGAAATCCACGAATCAGTTAAGGAGCTCGATAACAAGATTGCCAAGGCGGAAGAGACTGAGCAAATCTTGCTACGTAACGTAGCCGGAACAGCAGTAAGCACTTCTGAAGCAAAAGAAAAGGAAGAAGTTCGAGGCCGATTCTCCATTTCGAAGGCAATTAGCGATATCGTAAACACCGGTCAGCTCTCTGGCTTGGAAGCAGAAATCGCACAAGAAGGCCGTTCTGAAATGGCCAACTTTGGTAAGAGCGTGCGCGGGAACCTGACGATTCCAAGCTTCATCATGGAAGGCCGTGCTAACGAGCCCTACGGTGATTCTAGCTCGCCAGGTAACTCTGTGACCTTGCAGGGTCAAGGCTCACACTTGATTGGCAAGGATATTAATCCACTGGTAGAAGGCTTGCGCCCAGTTCCAGTGATTGAGCGTATGGGTGCTACACGTATTGCCGCTCAAGGCGATGTGGTGTTGCCTGTGTTGCCAAATCAGGATGCTACCGTAACCAACGAAGGTGCCACTGTTAACAACATCGATGGTGATTTCTCAAGCGTTACTTTGAGCCCTAAGCGCTTCGCTATGCGTATGGACCTCTCGCGCCAGCTCTTGTTGCAATCTGCTGCCAACCTCGATAGCGTAATCCAAGCGGATATGGCTAACGCCATCGCCAACGCGCTCGATAAGGATATCATCGATGATATCTACACGCAGTTAATCGGTGCCTCGAAGTTCAGCTCAGGATCTGCAGCTAGTGCAACATCTTGCGCAGCTACTGATTACCAGGATCTGACTACCCACGAAGGTGGCTTCTTGGCACAGAACCCAGCGGGTGCAAACTTGGCTTTGCTGATGGACCCCACTATGGCTGCAGCC